CCCGGGCTACCGGGGTTCTCGATCTCGAATTCGCAGCCGCGGGAGTCGTACTTGGTGGCGGTCATCAGGCCCTCCTCAGGGCATGCAGAAGCGGCCCGGCCGGCAGGGTGCCGCGGGCTGGGATGGTGGGGCGGGGTTATTGCGGGGTCGCGCAAAAAGGCTGGTCAGGCGGGGCGGTGCGCCGAGGGGGCGTGCACCTCAAGCGAGAAGTTCACGACGTGCTCACAACGGCCGGTCGTGTCCTGACCCATGAACGCGGGGGTCTGGTTGGCCACGGCGAGCAGCAGGTACGAGCCGTCGGCGAGGGTGATCGGGCCGAGCCCGTTCAGCGCCTCGTAAATGCCCTGCGCGCGCGTGCGCGAGGTACGCGGGTCCGCGTCCCCACGGGTGCGCACCTGCAACGATGGGGTGTCGTACGGCAGCAGGGAGTCGATGGGGGCGCCGCCGTACAGGGTCAGGGTGACAATGCTGTCGGGCTGTGCGGGCTGCACCTCGGCGAAGCAGTCGCCGGTGACCCCGGTCGGGTCGTAGGTGACCAGGCCGAGGCCGGCCAGATGGCGGGCGATGCCGTCAATGAGGTCAGCCACGGAGCCACCTCCGCAACGGCACGGCCATCAGGGCGAGCATGGTCTCCCGCTCGGTGTTGAGCGGGATCTCCAAGTACTTCGCGGACCGGCCGGGTGCGTGCTTCCACGTCAGTTCTTCGTGCTGGCGGACCGCGTAGACGGTGTCGTAGCTGATCGCGCCGTCTAGTCCGTTGACGGTGACCTTGCCGGACCGCTGGAGCGGCCCTTCATCGAGCGGCACGAGGGTGTTGGCGACGCCGAGGGTGTGTTCGAGCGCGCGCGTCAGGCCCTCACTGGCCAGGCGGCGGCCACGCTCGGTCCACAGGCGGTTGCCCTGCCACTGCATGCTGACGCGCTGCACCGCCATGACCGCCCCCTACCTTGATCACGTTGCGGGTGTCCGCAGAGTGATCACACGAGCTGGAGTTCGAGGTGCGACGGCACCGGAAGCTTCCCGCCGTCGCGGCGTAGTGCGGCGATGACGGACGTGACACGGCCGCCGGGCAGCGTGACACGCGACTGCGCCGGGGCGTCGGTGTCGAGCGGGCACAGCACCGTGCTGGTGCTGCTGACCTGCGTGCCGTCCGTGGCACGCACCATGCGGGTCTGCTGCTCCACGAAGCCCCGTACAACGGCCGCATCCCCGTAGCGCGGCCCGTACGCGGACGGCCCGAGGTACGGCTCGATGGTGACGTCGTGCTGGAACGCCGCGGCCGGCAGGCCGCCCATCAGGACACCACCGCGCCGATCCACAGCCGGTCCTGCGTGAGGTCCGGGCCGCGCAGGACGTCCCACACCTCAGGTGCGATCTGCCGGGCCGGGCTGTCCTGCGGGCTGGTTGCGGTCAGCGACCGGGACATCGTCACCGACCCGATCTGCAACGTGCCCCACCCGGCGACCTGAGCACCGGTGGAGTCGCCGAGCTGGTCCCACCATGCGGCCTGCGCGCACACCGCGTCCGTGAACGCCTGCTTCACGAGGTCGTCGGTGGGTAGCCCGTCCGCGTCCGCGGTGAACCAGCAGAGCCGGAACACCGCGCTGTCGAGGAAGCGCGACGCCTTGGCGAGCAGCGCATCGGCGTTGGCCGGCGCGCTGCTCCCCGTGTAGGCAGCAAGGTCAGTGGATGTGGCGTACGCGCGAGTCACGGTCGCCACCCCCCTTACGCCGAGGCGCCGATAATGACGACGTCGTACGTGACGCTGGTACCGGCCCCGCCGTTGGCGATCAGCAGCTGATCCGCCGTGGCCGCGGTCACCGGGTAACCGTTCGCGCCCGGGGCGAAGAGGCAGAAGATGCCGCCGGGCTTCACCTTGACCTTGTCGGTGGCGTCACCCACCCAGTTGACCCAGGTGTTCGAGGCCGCGCCGCCGATGACCACGTCGTTGACGTTGCCCGACGCGGCGTAGACGATCAGGCCCTTGACGCGCGCGAACGTGAGCGTGCTGCCCAGGGCATCCACGAGACTGCCCGCGAGGTCCAGCGCATCGGTACCCGACGCCGTGATGGTCCGCTGATCCGAGAAGATCAAGTCAGCCTGCCCGGCGGCGGTACCCGACGCGAGCTGCATGGCCTTGGCGTAGTCGATCGGCGCCCGCACGGACGTGAGGTCCTTGTTGCTGACCTGCACCGCGTTGAGCGTGACGGCCAGCTTGGTGGTGAGCGACATCAGGCGCCTCCGTACTGCGTGATGAGGTCGGCCTTGGTCATGCCCTCAGCCTCGGTCTGGTCGGCCCCGCAGGAGACCGCGTAGGTCACCCACGCGTCCTTGGCCGCGGCCTGTGGCGGGCGCCCGGCCGGCGCGGTGGCCGGCTCGGGCACGTCCTCGACACGCCAGCCAGACGACGGATCGTCGGCCAGGGCGGCGAGGCGCTGCGCATCCTCGGAGCCGTCAGCGGGCTGCACGCGCTCAGCGACATGCGGCCCGCTGCTCCGTACGTACACGGTCGCCATCAGAGCGGCAGGCCCGTCATTGCCGCGTGGGCACGCTCGTTGCCGTACTTGAGGCCGACCTCGCCGTACAGCTGCTCTTCGTCCGACGCGCCGACCTTGGCCAGCGGCTCGGTGAACAGAACGCCCTTGCCGGGGATGTTCATGAACACGGGCTGGATCTGCTCCATGGACGCGACCATGATCGTGTCCTGCGGCATGTGCCGGTCCAGCATGATCCCGAGGACACCGAAGTCCGTCATCACGGTGTCGACCGCGACGCCACCCATGGTGCGGTCGTTCTGGTTGATCAGGACCGACTGCCCGTACGCGGACGCGTAGGCCTTGGTGATCGCCCGCTTCTGCCGGGAGTTCACGACGATCGTGGCGGTGTCCTGCTCGCTGATGCCGCCGTTGTCGTAGGCGAGCTGCAGCAGGTCGTCCACGTCGCTGGTGGCCAGGGCGGTGCCTGACGGGGCGGTGTACGCGATGCCCGTGGCGGTACCGAGGGTCAGCGCGGTGCCGCCGGCCGAGGTGGCCACCTTGAACGCGTCAGTGCTCTTGCTGACGACGAAGTACACGCGCCCGGGGATGACGTTCGTGGCAGCGCCGACCGCGGTGAACACGATCTTGTCGCCGTTCGCGCGGGCCGTGGCGGTCTCGGCGATGGTGTCCGTCGAGGACGTCAGGCCGGTCACCGCGGTGCCCTTGGCGATACGGTTCGTGACGATCGCGGACAGCATGCCCTTGGTCTGCCGGGCCGTGCTGTTGGTCGTCGGGTTCGCGAAGACACCGTTCAGGAAGGCCCAGTTCACATCGAGGGCCATCTCCTTGAGGGCCTGCTGCGCCTGCCAGTCCAGCTCGTTGGTGACGGGCTGCTCGCCGGGCACGCCGCGGTACGGGGCGCTGGACGGGGTGGCAAGCTGCCCGATCGCGGCCTGCTTGGTGTAGCTGACGGAGATCTTCTTCTGGTGGATCTCCAGCACGTTCCGCACGTTCGCACGGACACGGCCCTCGGCGGTCGGCGCGGCGGCGCCTTCCACGGCGGTGTGCTGCCCCGGGTCGCCGAGGTCGTAGGTCTGCCACTCGAACTCGGTCGCGGTCGTCATGCCGCCACCGGTCAGGCCACCGATCGCGGACAGGAACGGGGTGTCGGCGGGAGTGATCGCGTACAGCTCGCCGACGTAGTTGGGGAGGTTGAAGGTGGTGCCCATCGCCGTAATGCCGGCCATGCGGGTCTCCTAGGGTGTGGCCCGGCGACGGGCGCCGGTGTCAGGTCTGTGCGGCTTTCTGCCGCTTGAGTGCGAACACGAGGCCGAAGTTCTTGGCCTTCTGCGCGGCCTCGATCTGCTGGTCGATGTCGAGCGGGGCGTTGCCGCTGCTGCCGCTGAAGTCGCCGCCGGACCGGCCGGCGTTCGGGGGCGCGAGCTTGGCAAGCCTGTCGACGGCCGCGGTGATCGCGTCGCCGTCGACCTTGCCGTCAGCGATGAACTTGCTGATGTCGAGCAGGTCGGCGAACGGTGCCAGGTCGACGCCCTTACGTGCCGCAGCGGCCTCAAGGCGGGCCTGTGCGATCTCCGGTGCGGCCTCGGCGAGCGCGGCCGTGCGGCCCTGCTCGGTGGCTGACTGGACGGCCTTCTCCTGGTCGCTCATCTGTGCGGCCCTGAGCGCGGCGAGTTCTTCGGCCGCGGTCTTGTTTTCCTTGGCGCGGGACTCCCACTGGCGGGCCTTGGCCTTCCAGTCGGTTGTGTCACCGCCTGTGCTGGCACCGCCTTGGGTGCCCTGCTGGCCGGTGGTTCCGTCGCCGGTCCCGGCGTCCTGGCCGCCGTCGTTGGCGTCAGTGGCGCCGGTCTCGCCTTCGCCATTGCCGCCCGCGATGGCGTAGATCGGTGCGCCGTTGCGGCGGTAGCCGAGCACGTCGAGTGCGGCGTGGGTGGCGAGAGGGTGCTTGAAGTTGATCTGCATGGGTGGGTCTCCCGTTGCGGGATAGCCGTCGGCCGTGCGGCGTCGGGCAGGGTGGGTCACCGCGCTCGGTTCTGCTCGCGGTGGGGCTTGCGGGTTAGACCCTTGTCGTCCACGAGTTCGCGGATGCGGGCTTGGTACTGGCGGACACGCGCGTTCGCCGCTCGGCGGGACGCGTCGTCCATCGAGGCGGCGGCGCGGCGTTTCCAGGCGCGGACCTGCCGCTCCAAGTAGCGCTGCTGCTGCGTGTCCTCATACGTCGCACCGTTCGGGTGCGCCGGTTGTGGGGGGCGCTGCGTGACGCCCGGCAGGTACACGCTGAGGCTGTGCCTGCAATTCGGGTGGAAAAGGCCGGCCGCGCGGGCCTCGGCGAGGCTGCCGGCGACGTACACGACCACGGTCTCTGACGGCCGCAGCAGGTTGCGCAGCCCGGTGGGCTGGATCGCGTGCGGCAGCCGCAGCGTGTGGGGTCCCGACTGCCCGCCGATGGCCAGTACCTCGGTCTCCCACGGGCGGCACAGGGGGCATTCGAGGATCGCATCGGACACAATCACCAACTGCTCGCCGAGGGCGGTGAGCTGGTCGACGTGCCCGTCGATCGCGGCGCGCGCGGTACTGCTGCGCACGGCCATCTCAGCGTACGAGGCGATGTTCCAGTTGCGGCCGCGGACGTCCGTGAAGCTGGTGATACCACCCCGGGCGAACTGGTCGAGGGCGCGTTGCGCGGTCTGCCGGCGGGTGAGGCCGCCGAGTAGCGTGCTGCCGGACACCCGGGCGACGATGTCGCGGTAGGCGTCCAGCGGCTCACGCAAGATCCGCTGCCACGTCGGCCCCTGCTCGGCCACGGCGGCGGCGGCGAGGCGGTCGGCCTGCGACGCGCCGGGCAGGTGCCGGGCCACGAACGCCCGGCGGCCCTCGGCGAGCGCGCCGAGCTCGGCGACGGCGGACTGTCCGCCGCGGTCGTACGCCTCGGCCACGGCCCGGCTGATCGCACCGGACGCGTCACGTTGTAGGGCGTCCGTGACGTCCTGTACGGCCGCTCTGACGTCGCCGATCGCGCGGAGCTTCAACTCAGCCCACCGGGGCGACTCGATGCCCTCGGCGAGCGCGGCCGCGAGGATGCGCAACAGGGCGTCCTCGGCGTCCTCGTACAGGACGGCGATGGCGCGGGCGAGGTCGACGGTGTCGGCTGGACTGACGGGCATGGTGCCTCCCGTCAGGCCGTCGGGTCACCCTGCGGCGGGAACAGGTCGTTGCCGCCGGCGCCGATCGCGGCCGGGTCGGCAAGGAGGCCGATGTTGCGCTCACTGTGGATGCGCTTGACCTCATCGGCGACCTGGTCGTCGTCCCACTCCGGGTTGCGCGCGCGCACCATCATCTCGGTGGAGATGGCGCTCGCGGCATCGAGCAGTTGCAGCGTGGTCGCGATCTCCTGCTGCGATTCGGTGATGCCGTCGGGGAACTCGATGCGGGGCGGCTCGGACAGGTCCAGGCCGGTCACGCGGAACAGCGGGCCGGCCATGACGGCGAGCCACGCCGCGGTGATGTCCGCGACCGCCGGTGCCCAGTACAGGGCCTTGCGGGCGCGGGTGGTGAGGCTGCGGGTCTGGCGGGCCTTGACCTCGGTGGCGGTGACCGCGGACCCGTCGCCGTCCAAACCGAACGTGGCCCCGGCGTAGCCGGCCTGGCGGACGGCAATCTCCATCAGCTCATGCGCGGTGTCGCGGTGCTCGTTGACGCGGATGTTGAACTGCACCACGTCCAGGGCGTTGGTGTCGCCTGCCCGCTGGAGCATGTTCAGGCCGGTGAAGACGTTCCGCTCGGCGTCGAACGACGCGCCCTGACCGGGGCCGTTGGACTCCAACATGCTGTTCGGGACGACGATGCGGCCCTTGCCGTTGCGGATGTCCCGCATCCAGCTGGAGTACGTCTCGTCGAGTGCGTCGAAGATCGGCTCAATGCCGGCGAAGTCGGATTGCCCCCAGCCGGCGGCGTCGGGGACGTGCCGCCACGCCCTCGCTGGGCGCATGTTGGGGACGTACGCGGCGGTGAGCAGGTCGGTGCCGGTGGGCTGCTCGGGCAGTAGGTCCGCGGTCGCCGTGTTGGCGGTGAGGGGCAGCGCCTTGCCGAGCTGGCCGGGGGTGCCCTCGTACAGGCCGTGCAGGATCACGCCGGGCTCGTGGCGTTCGAGGTGCCTCCACACGGTGTTGCCGTCGCGGGCTACCACGGTCCAGAACGTGACCGCGCGCAGGCGGGCGTAGCGGAACTCGGGCACGGCGCAGTCGGCGGCCACGCTGTCGATCCACGGCCGGTCGGCGATGCTGGTGTCCCAGACGACGCGCAGATACGCCCCGCCGAGGGCCGCGCAGGTCTCGCCGGCCTCCAAAAGCTTGGCGTGCAGGCCGCCGTACACGAGGTCGTCGAGGGCGTCCTGTGTGGCCTGCTGTCCCTCGGCTGCGATGAGTTGCGGGGGTTCGGAGAACAGCAGCTCGCTGGACGTGCGGGCGATGTCGCCGGCCAACGGCACGTGCAGGCTGGTGGCTTTCTCGCCGGGGGGGATGGGTGCGCCCCAGAACCAGCGGGCGATGCGGCCGAACACGCCGTCGCGGTACTGGATCGGCCGGTTCTCGGGCCTCTCGCGCAAGCCGCGGTTGGCGTAGCGGTTGCGCAGCGCGTCGGGGTCGGCGCCGTACCAGGCGTCGTGGTCGGCGAGGGTGCCGAGGATGCGGGGGTCGAGGGGCGGCCAGGGCTGGTCACTGCTGGGCAGCGGCATGGCGGCCTCCGGGGGGTCAGGCGGCCAGGTCCAGGCCGGTGGGGATGTGGGGGCGCCAGATGGCCTCGGTGGTGCGCAGGGCGTACCGCAGGGCGTCCAGGCTGTGGTCTTCGAGCTTCACGGGCTTGTCGTCGCCCTGGCCTGCGGCTTTCTCGTCCCACGCGTACACGCCGAACTCGCCGATCAGGCCGGTGCACGACTGGTGCACCTTGAGTCGGCCGGCACCGAGCAGTGACGCCACGGTGCGGATGCCGTCCATGACGGCGTTGTCCGCGCCGTATGGGGTGATGCCGTCGCGGTGCAGCTGTTCGATCATCGACGCGGCCGAGGGGTCAACGACGACGTACTCAGGGCTGATGTGCTGGCTGTTGAGCCAGTCGCGGACGCCGCGGGAGTACTCGGCGTCGGTCATCTGCCGGCGGGTCGTGCGGGATTCGTGGCGCCACTCGGAGGCGGCGTACAGCACCCCGTCTGAGCCGAGGCCGACCAGGACTGCGGCGAACGGGTTGATCGTGCCGTAGTCGATGCCCGCGGCGAGCCAGCGGTGCATGGGTGGCAACTGCTGCACGACGTGGCGTTGTTCGTCCCACATGTCGTAGACGACGCCCTCGGCGAGGCACCATTCGCCGAGGATGAAGCGGCGGTACCAGAGGCCGACGTACTCGGCTTTGAGGGCCTGCACGTACGCGGGCGCGAGCGACGGGTTGTCGTCGAGGGTGAAGTGCCAGGAGCCGAGGTCCAGTTCGCCCTTGCGCAGCAGGAACTTCTTGCGGAGCCAGTGCGCTGGGCCGTCCGGGTTCGTGGTGCCGAGCAGGCGCGCGCCGGGAACGCTGAGGCGGGCGAGCAGCTGGTTGAAAAAGCCCTCGGGCATGAGGGTGATCTCGTCGGCGTAGGCGAGGTAGACGGTGGCGCCGCGGATGCGGCCCTCTGCCCGGGCGTCGGATGCGCCGATGAGGTGGACGGTGCGGCCGAGGATGACGGCGGTGGTGGCGCCGCGGGTGTGGGTGGTCATCGCTGCGAGGGGGCCGAAGAGGCCGTGGTCCTGCAAGGGGTCGATGATGTTGCGTTCGATGGTCTGCAAGCTGCGGCCGCAGATGAGGATGAGGCCGTGGTCTGGTGCGCCGGCCACCGCGATGAGGAACGCGAGTAGGGACGCGATGGTCTTGCCGGAGCGGACGGCGCCTGACCAGATGGACAGGCGGTGCCGTTCGGACTCGGCGATGCTGCGGATCTGCTTGGGGGACAGCGGCAAGGGGCCGAGCATCAGGCCCCCTCGTCTGCCCCCTGTTGGGCGGCGATGGCGCGGATGCCCGCGGCGAGCTGGTCGAGCATCGACACGGCGTCGCTGGCGCCCTGCTCGTCACGCTGCGGTACGAGTTTCAGGGAGCGGTCGACGGCGATGCCGACGGCGGACAGGATCTGCCGCTGGTCGGCGAACAGCGGCTGCGTGAGCTGCTTCTGTGACCAGACGTTGTCTTTGCCGCCGAACGCGCCGGTGATGCAGGGCTGCCAGAGCTGCTGGCGTAGCTTCTCGGCGTCGTCGTGCAGGCGTTCGGCGAGGTGGACGCGCCGGCTGGCGAGGTCTGCGCTGCGGGCGGCGGTGGCGACGGCGGTGGTTTCGGCGCGGTCGAAGGTGAGGCCGAGCGCGTCGGCGATCTTGCTGACCGTGGAGCCGCTGCGGCCGATCTCCCGGGCGATCACGTTCCGCGCCTTGCCCTCGGCGTGCAGGCGCTTGACGGCGGCGCGGTCCTCATCGGTGACGGGTCCAGCGGCCACGGGTCACCTCCTGCGCGCGTCGCGAGCGACCGAGCGGGCGGTTCGCAGTGGGGTGGCGGCCATTGCCCGTCCCGGTGGCTGGCCGCTCGTTCGTGCCCCTGCCGTGGCGCCTCGTGGGCTGGGACGGGTCCGGGGCAGCATGCGGAACGCCCCGCGGCGGGGCCTGCGGGGCGTTCGGGTGGCGTCCGGTTTCGGGCACGCCGGGGTCGCGACTGACTTTAGATCACGGAATGGTCACGGCGCAAGCGGCTCGGTGGTGTAGGTGCAGCCGGTGATGCGGGGTGCGGTGCCGGGGGGTACGTCGCCGTAGTCCCATGCGGCGCGGTAGGCGTCGGCGCGGTCGCGTAGGGCGTCGCGTACGACGTCGGCGAGGGTGCCGCCGGGGGTGAGGAGTATGGCGAGGTCGTCGTGCATGTCGCGGGTGGTGCGGACGGTCATGTTGCGGCCGACGGGGGGCGGGGGTGCGGGGGTGTTGCGGGTACGCTGCGTGGCAGCCATGGCGGGGTGTCTCCTGCCGGGTGAGTCGGCCCCGTACGGCGGTTGCGTCGCCGTTGCGGGGCCGCGTTGTTGGTGGGTTCAGGCTACGCCGTGGCACGGTGCTGTGCGGCGGAGATGGCCCCGTACAGCCCGCACAGGTCGGCGCCCCGCCACACGCGCCGCGCCTCCCCGTCGTACGGTGCGGGGGCGGTGCACGTCGGGCCGGTGCCGCATGTCACGACCGCGGCCATGGGGTCGCCGCTGTGGGTGCGCGCGGTCAGCTCGCCGCCGCACCACGGGCACGGGGCGGGCAGGACCGTGTCACGCCCGTCGCGGCCGAGCGCGCGGGTCATGACACGGTGCGCGGCGGCGATCGTCTCGGGTGCGAGGACGGTCACGCTGGCGCCGATGGGTCGGCACAGCGGGTTGTCGCCCGTCAGCGTCCGCTCGATCCACACAGCGCACCAGTGCAGGCCCAGCGCACGGCTGCCGGGCCATGTGGGGGTGGCGTAGTGCCAGCGGTCGGGGTCGTTGCGGTCGGCATCCCGGCGCGCGCCCGTGCCGGGGCTCATGGGCCGTTGCCGCTCGGCGGCGATGATGTCGGCCAGCTCGAACAGGGCGCGCTCGATGCTGACGGCCGCGTCGAGGGCGCCGAGGTTGAGTGGTGCGGGGTGCTCGCGCAGGGTGAGCGGCAGCCGGCCGACGCCCTCTGCGGGCTCGGGGACGACGCCGAGGGCGCGGGAGTCGCGGGGCGGCCATTCGGCGGCGGGGGGCGTGTCGATGGCGGCGAGTAGGTCGCCCCACTGCTCGCGGATGTCGGCGAGCTGCTGCACGGCGGCCGTGGCGGTGTCAGTGGTCACGGTGTGGGCTCCGGTGGGTCGTAGGGCAGGTGGCCAACGTGCCACCGCGCGCAGTGGGGGCAGCAGTAGACGTTGAGCCGCTTGGCGCCTGCGGCTATGTGGGCGCGCATGGCTGCGGTGGCGGCGCCCCGGGTGCGGTGGGGTTTCTTGCCGGAGCAGGCGCGTTCGCGGGTGAGGTTCATGACCGGCTGCTGTGGATGAGGACGGCCACGAGCAGGACGATCACGCCGGTGAGGGCGATGGCGCCGCCGGTGGTCACGACGGGTCCGATAGCGTGCGCGCCCGGGCGGCGACGTCCTCGGTGGTGGCGATGACGCAGCGCGACGGGTCGGCGATCAGCCATCCGGTGCCGGGCATGTCGCACGCCATCTCGGCCGGGTGGCGGGCGGCGTACACGAATTGGGCCTGCGCCTGCGTCATGTGCGCGTCGCAGACGAGCGAGAAGTCCGCCTTGGGGGCGAGCCACCATGCCACATGCCAGGTTGCAGGGGCTCCGCACGTTGGCGCGTCTGCGGTGGCCTGCCAGCCGCAGCGGAGTTCGCCGTTGCGGTCGGTGGGGATGAGGGTCGGGAACGGGTCCATGGTCAGTCCCCACTTCTCTCGGTGTCGCTGGTGGCGGTGAAGCCGAACGGGCGGCCGTCCGACTCGGGTTCGGCGTCGGCGTTGTCGGCGAGCTGGTCGGCGCGTCCGGCGAGGGCGCGGTAGAGGGCGCGTTCGCGGGGGTCGGTGACGGCTTCGGTGTCGACGGGCACGGTCTGGCCGTCCGACGTCGCGTAGAGCAGCGCGGGGCCGCGGCGGCGGGTCATCGGGTGCCTCCGGTGCTGCGCCTGGCGGGTCCGATGTGCCAGTGGTCGCCGCATTCGCGGGCGCGCATGTGGTGGCGGGGTGTGCCGCGGATGACCATGGCGCGGGCGGCGTGTTCGGCGTCCTGGCGGGTGGCGTGGCGCGGGCCAGCGCAGGCGGTGGTCATCCGGCGCCGCCTCGGCGGACGATGCGGCGGATGATGTCGGAGATCTCCGCAGGGTCGAGGTTGAGGCTGATCACGAGCGGCGTGCCGCTCAGCAGTGGCTCGGCGGCCTGCTCGCGCAGGTCGGTGACGGTCAGGCCGGGGCACTGGTAGACCGTGCGGCCGGTCATGTACTGGTGCGCGGCGTGGGTCGTGATGGGGCCGCAGGTCACGACGGAGAGCGCGGGTGCGGGCTGCTGCGGTTCGGCGGGCTGCTTGCGGGCTTCCCGGACGAGCAGTCCCCGGACGACCTCGATCAGATCGTCGTCGGTGGTCTCTGCGGGGAGTCCGAGGATGCGGCAGAGGCGGTGGTACAGGCCGTCCTGCTCGGCGTCGGTCTCCTGGCTGAGGCGGGTGACGTCGTCGGCGGCCGGGCGGGCGTCGAGGCACGGCGTGTCGCTGCCGGGGGTGTGTATCCAGCCGGGGCCGGTCCAGCGCTCGATGGGGTCGCCGCAGACGCATCGCTGCTCGGTGGTCGGCTGCGGGTCGCCGAGGGCGGCCACGGCGATGGCTTCCTCTACGCGGTCGCAGGTGACGGCCACGGCGTCGGACCATGCGGACGGTGGCCGCTCGGCCTCGTAGTCGGCGACTTCGGCGCGGCGCCCGGCGACGGCTTCGCGTACGGCGGTGAGCGTCGCCTCGGCCTTCTCGGCGCGTTGTCCGTTGGCGATGCCCCGGTCGGCGTACTGGCTCACGAGGCCGGTGAGGCGGGCCACCTCGGCCTCGGCCTTCTCGGCGCGGCGGTGCGATCCGGCGAGCAGGTTCACCGCCCGCTCGGCCTTGCGCGCCCGGTCCTCGGCGGCTTTGCGGGCGCGTACGGCTTCGGCCTCACCCCGCCGGGCGCGGGCGGCCTCCTGCTCGGCTTCGTGCGCGCGGAGCCCGGCTGCCCGTCGGTCTCGGCGGACGTCCTCGGCGGTGTTGATCAGGTTGGCCCAGTCGCGGGACGGGTGGACGTCCAGCGCTTCGGCGAGCGCCTTGCGGTGCTGCTCGGCCTCGGCCTGCCATTCGGCGTTGGCGTCGTGGTGGCGCTGCGCCGTGTCCACCAGCTGCTGCCAGTTGAGGTGGTAGCCCGCGTCGAGGGCGTCGCAGAGGGCTTTGCGGGTCACGTCGTGCTCCACGAGGACGTCCGACGCGGTGCGCGTGCCACTGCGCGCCTCGCGCTGCTCCCGGACGGCGGCGAGCAGCCAAGGCCACTCCAGGTCCATGCGCTGCCCGAGGGCCTGCGTGAGGTCGACGCGGCGGGTGTTGTGGTCGCGCTCGGCGGTGGCCAGTTGCTCGCGGGCCTGGTCGCCGTCGCGGAGCGCTTCCTCCACGTGCGTGGCGAGCAGGTCCCGCTCGGGCGGCAGCAGGGCGCCGCGCAGCATGCGGCGGGTGAGGTGCAGCAGGGCGTCGCGGCGGGCCTGCCGGTCGGTGTCGGGGGTGGTGGTCACTGCTGTCCCATCTGGTCGGCGCGGGCGCGCAGGCGGTCGGCGGCGAGGCGGATGGCGCGGCTGGTGTGCTGCTCGGTGTCGTACAGCTCGTCGTGGTCGGCGAGGGCCGCGGTGTCGATGGCGTCCTGCGCGTTGCTGATCTCGGCGGCGGCGGCCCGGTACGCGGCGGCCGTCACCTGCGCGTCGTGGCGGGCCTGCATGGCACGCACCGAGGCGGCGAGCTGGTCGAACTGCGCCTCGGTGGCGGCCTGCAACGCGGCGGCCCTCTCGCGCTTCTGCACGCACTCGGCGATGGGACACGTGTCGGCCACGCCGGGATGGCAGCCGCCAGCGATCCCGGCCGGGTAGTGGACCACGGGTCCACGGGTGCCGCTCACAGCCGCGCCCACGACGGGACGCGGGCGGCCTGCTCGGGTTGCGGGGCGGGTTCGGGTTCGTCTTCCTCGCCGCCGGGGAACCAGCCGCGGTCCGGCTGCTCCGACCGTACGGCGCGGGGCAGGAGCTGCCCGGTGGCCGCGGCGGACAGCGCGCACACCACGACCACGTACGCCGTCAGCCACAGGTAGCCGATCACCGGGTCACCGCCGGGGTGGGCGGTGCGGGCAGGGCCACACCGGCGGGGATCAGCCGGTAGCCGATGGCCAGCGCGATCAGCTGTGACGTCGTCTTCGCGCCGACGTGCTTCATGGCGCGCTGCCGGTGGGACTTGATCGTGTCGAGGGTGATGTACAGCTGGGCTGAGATGTCGGCGTACCGGTGGCCTTGGGCCATCAGGATGACGATGCGCTTCTCGGCGGGGGTCAGGTAGGGGCCGGTCCGGGTGGCGCTCACGCCTGCTCACCGCCGGCGAGCTTCCGCAGGGAGGCCAGGGCCGCGTCATCGTCGGCGGTGAAGTCCTCGGGGTTGTCGAGGATGGCGTCACCCGCGAGTTCCAGGGCGAACCGCAGGAACGCGCGCTCGTTGGCGGACAGCAGCGGGGCGGGCGTGGTCGGCTCGGGCGTGGCGGGCTCGAGCTGCACGGTCACCCGCTGCTGCGCCCGCTCGGCCGTCCCGGCGAGCGCCGCCCGCACCTCCGGCAGGCGGTCGGTCAGTAGCACAACCCGCACGACGCCCAGCTCATCGTCCTCATCCCGGACGCGCGTGACCGTGACGACGGTGTGCAGCTCGCCGGGCTCGGTCACGAGGAAGTCGCCCGTGTGGTCGGTGAAGCTCGCCGACACGGCACCGGCGAGTGCGTCGCCGAGTAGCGCAGCCTGCTCGATCGTCAGCCACACCGAGGTGATGTCGCCACCGATCGCGAGGTCTTCGGCTTCCACCCACACGTACGGGCGGTCCTTGAAGTCGGCGGTGGCCATCAGGGCGAGGCGGTGGTTCTGAGCGTCGGTGTACGTGTACGGGGGCCGGGCGAGTTCGGGCGTGGTGGCGGCGTGGTTGCAGACGCCGGTCTCCGGGTGGTCGATGGCAGCGCCACCCGTGCACTGCGGCTCGCTGTTCATGCCTGCTCACCGCCTGCCGGGGTGTCGCCGACATAGCGGGCGTACACGCGGTGCTGCTTGCCAACGGTGCGGGCCTTGGCCTCGAACGCCCCAGCCGGGCGGAACGCGTGCAGCATGCCCGTACGGATGCCGTACGCGTACGAGGACGCACGGCGCTGCGTGGCCCGGATGCTGATCAGCGCCCACTCGCCGCGCCGGGCGCGCAGGGTGTCGGCGGTGTAGGCGTTGGCCGCGCTGCGGGGGTCGGTGCCGCCGGGGCCGGCCTTGCGGGGCGGCGGGTCCTCGAAGCGGATGTCGGTCATGGTGTGTCTCCCATGTCAGGCGCGCGGGGCGGGTGGCGACCGGTGGTCGCGGGTGGTCGCGGGGGTGTTGGTGCAGGTCAGAAGGGGGGCTGCTGCTGGCCCTGCGTCGACCAGGGGTCGGATGCGGTCGCGCCGGTCGCGGTGCCCCAACCGCCGCCCTGCTGCTGCGCCGGGCGCTGCTGCTGGCCGTTGTTGCCGCCCTGCGCGTTGACCTTCGTCACCTGCGCGGTGGCCCGCTGGAGCGAGGGGGCGACGTTGTCGGCCTCCAGCTCGATCACGGTGCGCTTCTGGCCGTCCTTCTCGAACGACCGCTGGTGCAGCCGGCCGATGACGACCACGGCCGTGCCCTTGTCGAGCGACTCGGCGATGTTCTCCGCCAACTGCCGCCACGCCGAGCACCGCATGAACAGCGTCTCGGAGTCCTTCCAAGTGCTCGTGGCCTTGTCGTATACGCGCGGCGTACTCGCCACGGTGAACGAGGCGACGGCGTGGCCACCGCTTGTGAAGCGAAGCTCCGGCGGGGCTGTGAGGTTGCCCTCGATGTGGATGATCGTGTCGCCTGCCATCAGGCAGCCGTCCTCTCGGTGGTGGTCTGCTGAGTAGCGCGCCGGGCAGCGCGCAAGTTGCGCTGGTGCTCGCGGGCGCGCTTCTGGCCGCAGGGGCGGCAGTGTCGGGTGCCGTTGCTGTAGCGGTAGGCGTCGGCGAGGGAGTGCCCCTGAGGGCACTGCGTCTTCTGTGCGTTCAGCGCGCTCACGCTGTTGCTGCGGGCGTTGTTGACCGCTGCGGCCACGGGCTCGATGTGGTCGGGCCGCAGGCACGCTCGGTTTTTGCAGAGGTGGTCTGCTTGGAGGTCCGCGGCGATTGGTCCGTGTGCCTGCTCGTACGCCCAGCGGTGCGTCGCGACCTGCCTGCCA